AGCGGAGGATCGAGAAATTGACACATGTATCGCGTTTGCGCCAAACCTTAAGGTGAAACCCTTGAGACGCTTTTATGGTGCTTTAAAAAGGGGAGAAACTTACTATAATATAGCGGCCCCACACAATATCTTTCAACCCGGTACAGTACCTCTATTCAGTGGCCACTTCTCAGGCAATATTGATAAGCATCGTTCTCTCTTTACTATTCCTGCAGAGGCCGGCTCTTCGGGCTCCCCGGTGTTAGACTCTAATGGGCGTCTTGTTGGAATGATCCATTCTGTCGCAGACGGGTTTCACCATGTGAGTTTTAGTCCCCGTACCGCTCTATTAAACGCCTTTATTGATGATAACATAAAAGACTATTATGATGAATGGTATAAAAATATGTTAGAATTAACAAGGCCAAAATCTAATTAGTATAGGGAAAGGGTTAAAGTGGCTAAAAAGACTTACGTATTAGATACAAGCGTTTATTTAACCGATGCAGCTTCAATTAATGCTTTTGGTAACAACGACATCGTTATTCCTTTAAAAGTACTAGAAGAAATCGATAAACATAAGAAACGACAGGACGGTGTGGGGGCTAACGCTCGAAAGATCATTCGTACGCTGGATGAGCTACGCACCCGTGGATGTTTAAGAAAGGGTGTACGCCTAGGGAAGGGAAAAGGGATCGTTCGGGCCCGTCCTTATGATACTTCGATAGTATTACCTCAATCCTTCGATATTGGAAACGCAGACAATAAAATTATAGGCGTGGCGCTAGGTGAGCAGACACAGACTCCACGCCGTAAAGTTATTGTAGTCTCTCGTGATATAAACATGCGCGTTAAATGTGATGCTTTGGGTATATTGTGTGAAGGTTACGTTGACAACCAAATTGTGGACGAGCTGAGTGATATATATACTGGATTTGTAAACCACCTTGTCGACGATCAAGTTATTGACCAATTTTATAGTAATGAAGACGTTACCTTAGACGAAGAAGAAGCAAAATTATATGACAATCAATTTTTAATGCTTGTTTCTAATTCAAATCCAAAAAAGACTGCTCTGGCGCGCCTCTGTTCAGCAAAAAACCCCCTAAGGCCAATTATTGAATACAAGCAGGGGATTTGGGGTGTACATCCTCGCAACAAAGAGCAAACGTTTGCTATAGATTTGCTAATGGACGAAGAGGTGCCAATCATTACCCTCACCGGCAAAGCCGGTTGTGGCAAGACACTACTTGCTGTAGCAGCAGGTCTTCAGCAAGTACTTGAAACAAAGAAATACAAGCGGTTAGTTATCTCTCGCCCTGTACAGCCCCTGGGCAAGGATATAGGTTTTTTACCGGGTACTCTGGAAGAGAAGATGGCGCCCTGGATAGCACCTATTGAGGATAACTTAAAATATTTAATGAATGATGATAAAGCGTCGTTGGACATGTACTCCGAAAAGGGTCTCATCGAGATTGAGGCTTTAACATATATACGCGGCCGTTCGATTACAAACGCGTTTATTATAATAGACGAAGCTCAGAACTTAACAAATCACGAGTTAAAGACTATAATTACGAGAGTAGGAGAAAATACAAAAATAGTACTAACGGGAGATATCGAGCAAATTGACAATGTTTACTTGGACGAGACAACGAATGGGCTGACATACGCTATTGAGAAGTTTAAGGCTTATGACCTCGCTGGGCACGTCTCTTTGCGAAAGGGTGAGCGCTCTAGAGTTGCCACCTTAGCCTCGAAAGTACTGTAGGATGAAAATGAAAAAATGATTAAGGCCGATGACATAAAAAATGAAGAACTGACTGCTGAAGTAGATACAGACACAGAACTCAAAAACATGATTGTAAACTATGTTGGTACCAAACTGGGCCCAAAAGACGACCTTATTACGGTTGAGATGGTGGTTGAAGTGTTTGCTGAGGAATTCCCCGAATTTGTCTTGTCTGTCGCGGAAGAGAACTGGATCCGTGGCTATGAACAAGGGATAGCTGACCAACCAGGATTATTGGACGGATTAGAGCCAGACACTGGAACAGGTGTCTAGGACGCGCCAAAATTTGAGTATTCTTTTGATGGAAACACACATGGTATCCTATAACCTCTATGATATTCCGGTATATTTTAAGGACAAGTTTGTCGATCAAGATATCGATGTAAATGCCGCCTTAGAGGAAATTGAACAGCGCGTGCCGCCACAATTCCTGTACGGTATCGATACTATTTTTGTTGGCTCTTTTGAAGATCTAGACAATAAAAATACAAATGCGAAACTAGAAAATGGTGCGATATACATTAGCAACGAACAAGATAGTGAAGAAGATATGATTGATGATATCGTACATGAAATTGCCCACAATGTAGAGAATTTATATGGTAAAACTATCTACGGAGACAGCACAGTAGAGGTGGAATTTTTAGGGAAGCGCAAGCGCTTGTTGCAAATATTACAAGCTGAATATGGCGCCCCTGCTGTTAAGTCTGTTGTTGCAGGGTTTTTAAACCCAGAGTATTCAGAGAAGTTTGATGAGTTTTTATATCAAATAGTTGGATACCCAGCTCTGGTTTCGTTAAGTATGGGTCTTTTTGTCTCACCTTATTCGGCAACATCGCTCAGAGAATATTTTGCTACAGCCTTTGAACAATATCTTTTGAAGGATATGGAATATGTCAAAACTATAAGCCCCGCGACTTATCGTAAAATAGAAGAGGTTTTTGAAGAATCTCAGGAGATTAATTAAATGAAATGTAATATTATTTTAGAAACAGAAAAAGAGGTGAGGATTGAGTTGACTCTTCCTCCTAGAATTCGAGATGAAGATACACGAGCCCTAAATGGCTCGGAAATCACGGAAGCAGTGAAAGCTAGCGGCCTCATCGAGGAGGGCTGGAAATGTACCGCGTCGCCCTCTTACATGAGCAATATTAAGGAATCACGCCGCACAGCGATTTGTGTTTATAAAAAGGCAGTAACACCTAAGGTTAAGAAACCATCAGTGTCTAAGGCTAAGAAGAAAGTTTCAACGAAAGCGGAGAAGAGTGATAATCTCTAAGAAGAATCATATTTCTTTTTCCGAATTAAAAAACTGGAACACCTGTCCAAATTACCATAAACTACTTTACGTCGATGGTATTAAGATATTTGAAGGCAATGAACACACAGCTTTTGGTACGGCAATGCATGATACATGCGAGCAGCTAGTAAAACTCCCGGAAGCGGCTAAAACATTCGACGCTGAGGAATATTTTAAGAACGCGTTTCTAAACGAGTCTAAACAGATCGAAATTAAAGATAAGACACTATTGAGAAGCATGTATGAACAAGGCCCGGCTCTTATAGAACATATAGTCCCTGCGCTTGAAGAATATTTCGGAGATTTTGAACTTGTTTCCACAGAGGAGAAACTCTATGAAGACACCGATATCCAGGATTACAAGTTTAAGGGGTTCATTGATCTTGTTTTACAGACCTCTGATGGGAAATACCATATAATTGATTGGAAGACCTGTTCTTGGGGGTGGGATGCCCAAAGAAAAAACGAAAGAATGACCACTTATCAGCTTACCCTTTATAAGAATTACTGGGCTAAAAAGCACGGAGTGGAGCACAAACTAATTGAAACACACTTTGCTCTACTCAAGCGCACGGCTAAAAATAATAAGGTAGAACTGTTCCGAGTTACCAGTGGCCCTAAAAAGATGAGCAATGCTATTAACTTGTTGGAGAAAGCGATCTATAATATAACAAGCAAGATTACGATTAAGAATAAACTTTCTTGCAAGAATCGTTGGGGTTTTTGTGATTTTTACAACACGGAACACTGTAAATAGGAAAATAAACACACATGTCTGAAACAACTACGGGGGCCACCCCTCCGAAAAAAATAAAAATATTGACCCTAAGTGACCACCCGCTTTCCCCTTCGGGAGTCGGCACACAGACAAAATACTTCATTGAGGGACTGTTGCGTACTGGGAAATACCAATTTTTCTCTTTGGCGGGCGCCATGAAACACCACGACTATAAGCCCATCACAACTCCCGAATATGGCGACGATTGGAAAATTGTCCCCATTGACGGATATGGTAATAAAGATATTATACGCTCTTTGATCCGCGCAGAGCGCCCCGATATTTTATGGTTTATGACGGACCCAAGATTCTGGGGTTGGTTATGGGAGATCGACAATGAAATCCGGCCGATGGTACCGATGGTTTATTATCATGTATGGGATAATTATCCCTATCCCACTTTTAATAAAAAGTGGTATGATTCCAACGATCTAGTGGTAACAATTTCTAAAGTTACTGATGATATAGTAAGAACCGTATCTCCGGATGTTGCTGTTAAGCGTATTGGTCACGTGCCCGGCGCCGCGTATACCAAGCTTCCAGAGGAGGAAATAAAACAATTCCGCCGAGAAGCACTTGGGGAAGGAAATAAAGACAAGATGGTCTTCTTCTGGAACAACAGAAATGCGCGCCGGAAACAATCTGGGTCGCTAATCTATTGGTTCAAGAAATTTTTGGATAAAGTGGGTCACGATAAGGCAATGCTCATCATGCATACAGACCCTACAGATGAACACGGTCAGGATCTAGAGTATATTCTTAGGGAACTGGGGATAACTGATGGTCAAGTTATGTTGTCGAAGGAGAAGCTACCAGAACCAATTATGGCTAAGATCTATAATATGGCTGACTGCACTGTCAACGTATCTGATGCTGAAGGGTTTGGTTTAGCGACTCTAGAGTCTTTAGCTTGTGGAACACCCATCCTGGTTAACAAGACAGGAGGCCTCCAAGAACAAATTACAGATGGAAAAAACTACTTTGGGATTGGCTTAGAGCCAACGTCAAAGGCGATTATAGGTTCGCAAAATATTCCAATGATTTATGAGGATCGCCTCTCAGAAGAGGTGGTTGTGGGGGCATTAGAAGATTTTTATAATTTTTCCCAAGAAGAACGAAATAAGATGGGCGAATTGGGGCGTCAATATGTAGAGGAAAATTACAATCTCAGTAAGGCAATTGAAATATGGGATGACACGATGCAAGATTTACATGAACATTGTGGCTCATGGGATACTAGAAAGAACTATAAGCCTTGGACAATTCAAGAGATCACCAAGAGGAAGAAAGCAGCATGAGAAAAAAGATCATTGTAAGAGGGCCAGCCCTGACGCGCAGCGGTTACGGAGAACAGACAAGGTTTGCTTTACGTACTCTCCGGGCCCACGAGGATAAGTTTGATATTTATCTAATGACTACCGGCTGGGGAAACACAAGTTGGCTAGCTGAGGACTCGGAAGAACGGCGCTGGATTGATTATACTATTGGCAAAACAAACGTAGCCAACAGTCAACCAGATGTCGGCCCGCACACATATGATATATCGTTACAAGTCACAATCCCTAATGAATGGGAGAGAATGGCCTCGGCCAACATTGGATACACGGCAGGGATCGAATGCACAAAGATAGCACCAGTTTGGGTTGAAAAATCCAACATGATGGATAAGGTTATAGTTGTATCAAACCATGCTAAGCATGGATTTGATAACACCGCATACGAAGCTCAGCATAAAGAAACGGGCGAAGTGTTTAAAAATTTTTGTGTCACCACACCAATATCTGTCGTCAACTTTCCTGTCAAGACTTTAGAGCCGGCTGATTTAGAGGTTGAATTTGATACAAAGTTCAACTTTCTTATCGTTGCGCAGAATGGCCCCCGGAAGAATTTGTTGAACACGGTTAGGTGGTTTGTAGAGCAGTTTAAGGATGATCCAACAGTGGGTCTTGTTCTGAAAGTGTTTAACCAGAACAATAGCACGATGGACCGCGAAGTTACGCGAGAAGGGTTTATACAGCTTATGGACTCCTTCCAAGGCCAAGAAATTCAGTGTAAGATATATTTGGTGCACGGAGAAATGACAGATGAGGAGATGATTGGGCTCTATACCCACCCCAAGATTCACTGCTTGATGACTCTGGCGCACGGGGAAGGTTATGGGTTACCACTTTTTGAAGCTGCTTGTAACGGCATGCCGGTAATATCACCCGAGTGGGGCGGTCAGCTAGACTTCTTGTATGCCCCTGTTATTAAGAAAAAGACTAAAAAGGTTCGCATGCGTCCTCATTTTTCTCGGGTTGATTATGATCTAGGTGTCGTCCAGCCGGCCGCTCATTGGGAGGGAGTAATCCAACCCGATGCAGCGTGGTGTTATCCGAAGGAAAATAGCGCTAAAACCAAGATGGCAGAAATGGTTAAAAATTATAACCAATATCGGACAATGGCCAAAAAGCTTCAGAAGCACATATTACAAACACACTCGTTTGAAAATCAGAGTGCTAAGTTTGTGGAAGAGATTCTGAATGTGTTAAAG